CCCCGCTAAGTACTTGGGGTTTTTCTTTGGTCGAGACAGTTTTGAGAGTGCGCATCCAGGAAGGACTGGATGAGGTCGGATGCAGAAAGTCGAACCTAGGGCTGGGCAGATCACCCGGAACGCCTAGGCTGTGAACAGACCTGACGAATATGCCCGTGAGGATCGTATGCCTCCAAGCGCCGGATATGAGCTACGGCTCCGGCAAGCTGGAATCAAGCCCAGCCGCACTCTCAAAACTGTTTTTCTGACCCTCAGAGCGGGTTAGCTAATGGCCTTGTCGGGCGCACTCAGAACAGACAACCGAATGAAACGGGCGCGCAGAGGGCCTAGAAGCAAGCCAGAGCCAGGTGAGTTTCTGAACGACAGCTAGAAGACTGATCTTCGTGGGGTGTTTGGGCGTACACGCGGCGTAGTCAACCGCTTAAATCGTCAGCTGTCCAAGTAGGGTTGTTCGGTACCAGGGCTCAAGGAACCTAAGTTGTAGGGGATCAGTCAAGACCTCTGCTTTGGCAGACCTATGGGGAAGAGAAATGACATGTGAGTGCTACCAGATAGGCGGTCGCTTCATTGCAGAAGACCCCGATTGTCCTGCTCACGGGGAGGTCGCTCAGCGAGAAGATCGGGAACGCATGCTGAGAGAGATGGACATTGAGGACAGACTCAAAGATTTGTTGAGTCGAGTTGAGGAGCTTGAGTATCGACTTTCGAGGGTTGACTCATGAACATGCCTCTCCCTCGCTACATCAACCCCGAAGTCTGGCAAGCCTTCTGCGAAATGCGCAAGAAGATGGGCAAATCCCGCCCCTTCACTGAATTCGCAGCCGTTCTGATCCTCAAGAAGCTTGGTGAACTCAAAGACAACGGGTTCGATCCAAATGCCTGCCTTGAACAATCCATAGAACGCGGATGGGCTGGTGTGTTCCAGGCGCCATCAAAAGCCATTGTTGCTCAGTCCCTCATCAAAAACGATTGGCTCCAAGAGCAAGCCGCCTACGATGCCCAGCTCTCCGAACCTGACCAGCGCGCCCGCTCCAATGAAGCTCGCGCCAAGGCCATGGATGTAGTCAAGCAGTTCAAGCCGAGGAGGGTTGCGTGAAAGAGCCAAACGAAGCGTTAAAAGAGTTCACGGATGAGCAACTTGTTGATGAGCTGCTTGCTCGTGGTGCAGACAGCTTGGTCCAAGCAGAGTTCTGCATTGAGCCCACACGGATCGGCGACTTCGATACCCACGAATTGCAGAATGAGCTTGCTGATCGGAATGCCCTTGACCCTGATGCTCAGGAGTTACTGGGTGATCGCGTAGTAGAGGAATGGCTTCGCTCCTCAAATCCGCCTCAGGTGGTACGCGATGCGTTCTGGAAGCACATCGGGAGAATCCTATGAGTCAATCGGATTGGGTCGGCGGGCTCCCGCCTACTGCGCCATTCAAGGACATCCGGAATCAAAGAAGCGCAACGGCTGAGCGCAAAGCTTATCTGCTGCGTGAGTTGGGCGACCTCATCAACAAAGTTCCTCCGCTCATCATGTCTTCTGGCATTGAGCGCACGAGGGAATGGCGAACGGCGCGAGAGGCTGCGGCAAAGATCGCTGGAAACTCTCGGAGTTCGGTGAATGATCTGACGCGAGCCATCACGAACATGAAGAGGTTTTCATGATTGCTGCTCTTTATGTCGAAACAGATGGCGCTTACTTCAGCCTGCCCGATGTCGATCCCTGGGATGAGCCGCGCGACGCCCGCAAGTACAACGGCCCGTGGCCTGTGGTTGCTCATCCGCCGTGCCAGCGCTGGGGGCGATTCTGGCACGGCAGCACGCGCAAGCCGCATCAATTCCAGCTTGGCGCTGATGATGGTTGCTTCTTTGACGCACTGCGCAAGATTGACCGCTTCGGTGGCGTGATCGAGCACCCGGCCGACTCAAAGGCCTGGGATCACTTTGGCATCACCAAGCCGCCCAGGGCTGGCGGATGGGTTCAGGTTGTCGGCGGCCCACTGTTCTCGCAGGCCTGGACATGCTGCGTCTACCAAGGTCATTACGGCCACCTCGCTGGAAAGCCGACATGGTTGCTGGCCGCCAGGATGCCGAAGCCGCAGGAGCTTCGCTGGGGTAAGACCGAGCAGCGCATTCATCCGCGCGCCCTGGAGCTTCACGGCTACGAGAAGGCCCGCCGCATCGGAATGATGGCGATGGTTGGAGGCAAGGACAAAACCCGCATCCGCAATGCCACGCCGCCCGAGTTCCGCCAAGTCCTGATCGATATAGCCAGGACCGCAAGACCCGGGAGGCCGTTTTGACCTTCCCCCTCAACCTCACCACAGAAGAGCGCCAATGACCGTCTTTCAAGCGCTTTTGTCCAGCCCGCGCCCGCTAACAGCGATGCGAATCTCTCGTGAGCTTGGGATGGCTATCGAAACTGTCTACGGACAACTCGTCAGCCTTGAAGCCAGAGGACTGGCCCAGCCCATCAACCTCTATGGCCGATTCCCCGGCTGGATTGTCTTGGGGGCAAGATGAGCCATGGAGGAGAAGGATCACGCCTAGCAGCCTGCGAAATGATCGCGGCTCTCGTGAAGGCAGACAGAACCATTCCAGAGCTTGCAGAGATGACCGGTTGTCATTGGGAAACCTGCGCGAACTGGATCAGGGCATTCCAGATGTCAGGATTGATCTATCGGAACGGAAAGCGCCCAGCGCGTGGATGGGGTGGGAAAAGAGCCCAGATCTACGCCTGGCAACCATCCCCATTTGCAAAGGAGGACGTATGCGAGGAAAGTACAACGACTGCACAGGAAACTGCTGCCAAGGTGACTACTGCACATGTGCTGAAGATGACGCAGGACGCGACATTGCCCTCTCTGCCAGGTTCTGGCGCTGGTACTGCGGCTGCATGATGGCTGCTGCGATCCTGGCGACTGTGGGGCTGATTGTGTGGGTGCGGACATGAGCAAGATTCTCGAACTAGCAGAACCATTCGGCCAGTTTGAATATGCCGATGCTCAAGGTCACAAGAGAATCGAGTTCGCCAAAACCATCCTTTCCCATGCCGCCTATCTTCTCCGCCAAATGGGAGAGCTGGAGCCGACCCCGGACCTTTCTGTTGGCGCCACCAATATGGTCGCCACCACGCCGAGCGCAGAGCCTGCCAAGATCGAGCTTGACGATTTCCACTGCGGCTACGCACGGATCAAGGACGGTGAATACAAGCTGGCAAGTATGCGCAGCAACGCCGTCATGGCAGATGGTGAATTGCATCCCATCTACGCGATCCCGGACGAGCTGATCGAGAAGATCCACGTCCATGCCACCACCCAGGCCGCAGGCGCTGGGGAGGCGGTGGCATGGCAAGACCCGGAGACGAAAGACACCATCACGGCAGAGCGCAAGGCGGATTGGGAAACCCACTTCGGGATCGGCGGGAAGACAAAGGCGTCGGCATACACATGCCCGCTCTACACCGCACCCCCGCCACCAGCTCAGCAGGCGATGCCTGAGGGCATGGTACTTGTGCCGATCCGTCTCACCAGCGCAATGATGCAAGTCATCGGGGAAGAGGATTGGGAGTGGGGCGACTTGCTTGCGGCAGCAGAAGCCGTCACCGAAGAGGAATATGAGATCGCCATTGACCACGATCCGTCAGCAGCTCAGCAGACAGTTCCTAGCGAGCTTTCTGATGCTCTTGAAAAGCTATCCCATCTCTCCGTTTTCTTGCTCGGATGGAGGGGATCGCAGGGGTGCATCAACAACGAGATGCAGCCGACAGTGGACAAGTGGCGCGAGGGCTTGCGGACCCTCTTTGATTGGTACGACGCCATGCTCGCCGCAGCCCCGCAACTACCGAAGGAGCAGGCTGCTCCAGAGGCTGATTCCAAGACTTGAGCGACGAGTATGGGCTATTCCTTCGGCGGCTTGGCCTTCTCCAGCACTTTGCGCGCCCAGGCGTCGCCGAGCTGCAAGAGCTTCGCCTTGAGAGCCTCGCTCACTCGGAGCGTGTGTTTCTCGGTCAGGCCAGCGCCAGAGCCAGCCGGCCGCCCTCGGGGTCGTTTCGTTGGTTCGTCCATGCGGCCATTTTATGCCCGTCAAAAAAGACTTGCAAACCCGCATTTAATGTCCGACACTAAATGCACTGACAAACGCAACAGGAGAACCAAAATGGCAAAGGCACTCGGCAAGGAAGAAGCGGTCACAACCTGCGACTGCTGCGGCAAGGCGAACCTTCAGTTCACCATCGCCATGGAGCTGGACGACGGCCAGATCGTCTACTACGGCCAGGTCTGCGCCGGCCGCAACACGGGCAAGACCCGCCCGCAGATCAACGGCGAGATCAAGGCGCACGCCGCTGCCCAACTCGCCGCCGCGCAAGCCGAGTTCCGCGCCCACCCGGCGCACATCGCCGAACGCGCGCGCTTCGCTGAGCGTGACGAGTTCGCCCGCCGCACCGGCACCCGCATGGTCGGCAAGATCGCCATGGAATTCGTGCGCGAAGCCACTGACGCCGCGGATGCCGCGCGCGCCGTCATTGCCGCCCGTTTCAACGTCAGCCCCTGGAGCCTGTGATGAGCATCTATGACGGCAAACAGATGGAGGGCCTGCCGCCCGAACAGCAGGCCGCGAAGGCTATCAGCTACTTCCTCGGTCGGGTCAAGGCCGACGACCGGCTCTACCACCTGGTCGGTCTGGGCAGCCAAGCGTTCGACCTGCTGACCGAGGCCCATTGCGCCCTGTCCGGCGAAGACCTCGCCACGGTGCGCAAGTCGCTGGCCGGCGCCTGATTCCCATGGATTGGAACTACACACAAACACCCCAAGGAGACCACCAATGAAAGCAACTGAGCGGCACGACTGTGCTGAAACGATCAACGCGCAGTTGAAGGAGAAGTACAACACGGTGTTGACCCCGGTCATCAGTTGGAGCGCCAGCCCGCGCGAGTTGATCGTGGTTGCCACCAGCAAGGCCGATTCCGCCAGGCGCGGCAAGCCACATACGGTGTTCGCATCCTTCTGCCCGTTCTGCGGTGTGAAGTTGGAGGGCGTGTGATGAAAGCAACTGAGCAGATGGCGCAGGCGCTGATTGTCATTGCGATCTTTATCGGCGGATGGCTATTCAACTGCTATATGGCTGGCCGCTGGCTGACCTGGAAGGAATGGGGTGAATTCAATGGTGACTAATTCAGACTCACAACTGGCGCAGGCGCTAAAAGCTTGGCTGGTCAAGTATGACCCTGAAGAGTTTGGCTGCGCGTGTATGCCGGAAGCACCATGCAGCACCTGCCGCTGGCGCGACCGAATCGCACCTCTTCAGAAAGCCCTCGCCGCCTGGGAAGCAGAGAAGGCGGGCGGTTACGAAATCGTCTGGCCCAAGGCGCGCGATGTCGGTCGACTTGAAGACATGAGCCCTGACGGTCATCTCCGCGTCGGCCTCGATGGAGACGGCGACGTTTACCTGTCCATCTACAACGGCGGCGACGAGCCCGCCTGCGCGAATGTGGAGTTCTGCGTACCCGGTTCCGGCGGCGGCAAGTCGAGCCGCACGCGCCTGGCTTTGATCGAGCTCATGCTCGCAATGGAAGCCGACAACGCCGAAGACCCAAGCCGTGATTGGTGGGCGCTGCGCAATCCCGAGGGCGCCGCCTCTCGCGCTGTTGGAGGGGAGCGGGCACCATGATTGAACTTCGACCCGTGACGCGAGACGCGGCCTTTGAGTTCATCGCTCGACTGCATCGCCATCACGGTGTTCCTGTCGGGCATTTATGGTCACAGGCTGTCCATTGTGATGATGGTGAACTACGCGGCGTTGCCGTTTCCGGCCGTCCGGTCGCTCGTGCCCTCGATGACGGTCTGACTGTCGAGGTCACGCGCCTCTGCACCGATGGCACTCCGAACGCTTGCAGCATGCTCTACGCGGCAGCTCGGCGAGCGGCTCAATCGAAGGGCTACCGGCGCGGCCTGACCTACATCCTTGCCAGCGAAGACGGGAGCAGTGTCCGCGCCGCTGGCTATCGACTGCTTTGGACGGTCAAGGGCAGAAGCTGGGACACGCCCAGCCGGCCACGCACCGACAAGCATCCGACCGAAGACAAGCAAGCATGGGGCTGGGGAGCCTGGCCCTCCGAAGAAATCCGGAGGCGCCGGAAGATTTGGCGCTGATGTATTTTCGATCAGACCGCCGAGCAGCAGGAGATGGGGCGCTCAGTGGTGGCTCCAAATTTGAACGCAAGAGCCGATACGCTGGCATCCGCAACACCAAGCAACGCGGGCTGTTCGATGACCAGCGCATCTACTACACCTCGTTCATCTACAAGGACTACATCGAGCGCGACAAGGCCGCGCAGCGCTGGGTTGGTCCCGGTGCCGCCATGGCCACATTCACGCAACGACGGATCAACATCGAACTTGCGAACACAATCGCCTTTGATCCATGGGACTTCGACGATCAGGCAGGGCGTGGGCATGTTGCCGGAATGCTACGCGCCATGCGCCATCAACTTCGCCGCGCGGTCGATTCGGAACTCAAGAAGCAAAGGGGCCAACATGACTAACGACCGCGAACTGCTGGAGCTGGCGGCGAAGGCTGCTGGAATTGAACTCAGGTGGCATGAGCGAGAGACCGACGCTGAAGGTGTTCCGCACTTCGACAGCATCGAATGGTGCTACATCCCAGTCGCCAAGGCCCCACACAACCGGCGAGCTTCTGACGAACATGCTGGCGAGGTCTGGGACCCGCTCAACGATGACGGCGATGCGCTTCGGCTGGCGGTGAAGCTGAGAATCTGCTTCACTTATGTTCCAAGCAGATCACTTGTCATGGCTGGCTTTGTAAAAAAGGCAGAATATCCGGAGCCATGCACCATGCTTCAAAAGTTCTATGAGAGCGAAAACAGTGAGGGGTGCCGACGCGCTATCGTCTGCGCTGCCGCTTCCATTGGTGAGGGAATGAAGTGAGCGATATCTGGACGCGTCGCCACGAGCTGGAAAATCTTCGAATGCTGAAGCAGAGGGAACTCATGGATGCATGGATGAGAGAGTCCTACTATCCAGAGCGCTCAAAGATAATTTCTGACTGCGCAAAGATTGGCCACAAACGAGGCAAGTTTCATAGCAATGGTGTTGGCTGGACTTGGTTCTATTGCAATCACTGCGGCGGCCGGATGGAAATTACCGGTCCAGATGGCGGAAAAAGCTTTGCGGACGACGGCGCATGACCTTCATAGCAACCTTCCGCCCCAAGCGCTGCAACTCCCGTAAGGGTGGGTGCTCCGCGATGTTCACGCCAACTCGATCCTTTCAAGACTGGTGTTCTCCTGAATGCGCAGTCAAGATCGCCAAGTTCAAGCTGGACAAGAAGCTTGCCAAGGAAAAGACCCAGGACAAGCACCAGACTCGGGCGCAGCTGGAGGCGCTGAAGACGATCCCAATGCTTAAGAGAGAGGCGCAAACGAGTTTCAACGCTTGGATCCGCGCCAGAAGCAAGGCAGAAGGCCATGTATGCATCAGCTGTGGCTCTGAATTGGATTGGGATGGCCGCAGAGGGGGCATGGTGGATGCAGGTCACCTACGCAGTGTAGGGGCCGCAGATCATCTAAGGTATAACCCTGATAACTGCTGGGCACAGTGCAAGCACTGCAACCGCGACCTTTCTGGGAATGTCATCGCCTATCGCATGGGCCTCGTTCAACGAATTGGCCTCGCTCGCGTCGAAACCCTAGAGAACAACAACGAGGTTCACAAGTGGACTCGGGATGAACTCAGGTGTATTCGAGAAATTTATAGAAGCAAAATCAAGGAATTTGCATGAACATCAAACCTCTCTCTGACCTCATCATCATTCGCCCCGATCCTTCCGAGGAAATCAGCGCTGGCGGTATTGTCTTGGCACCCAGCGCTCAGGAAGAGGCAAAGCATGGCACCGTTCTGGCAATTGGCCCCGGCAAGCTGCATGAGAATGGCTATCTGGAGCCGATGGACCTAAAGCCAGGTGATCGGGTGGCCTTTTCCATGTATGCAAAAGAGACTTTCAAGCATAATGGCGAAACCCTCCTCACCTGTCACCAGACGGATATCATTGGAGTCATCGAATGACACTAGAGGCTGACATCTTTGCCGCCATCCATGCCGATCCTCGCCCCATCACGGTAGAGCGAGCGCAGGAGATTGGTGTGAGCTTCCTTCAAGACGACTTCCCCAAGCGCAAACAATGGATTGACTGGTGCTCAGCCAACGGAGCCCAGCTCGTCAAGATGTTGAATGAGGAGCAAACATGATTGACGCACTCGCGGCCCTCTTCGCTGTCTACATTCTTCTCCCCGTCATGCTCATTGCTGGCATGGTAAAGCTCCTCAAGTGGCTGGACTGACCATGAGCTACTTCAACTTCCCAACATGGGCCATCACTGTTCTTGCGGACAAGCTGACTGAAACAGCTAAGGTGGCCCCTATGCCTCAGCCATCTCTAGACGAGATTGATGCAATGCGGCAGCTAGAGCAAAAGCCTGAGCGGAAGAAGCCTGGACCCAAGCCAAAAATCAAAGAAGGAGGAAAATAACATGCCATGTCTATGCACTGGTTATCCAGAGCCTGAGCCAGATCTCCACAATGGCGCCTTGGCCGAGATGCTTTGCGCCACCATGCAATATCATGAGAAGCGTGGTGAAATGGGGTGCTTCACTGCTGAGCAATTGTCTTGGTGGGAAGAGCACAAGCGCCGAGACAAGAAACGAGTCCAAGAGGACATGCGACGCGCAAAGACCGCTGCCGCGAAGAAAGAAGCACTTTCTAAGCTCACGCCGTATGAGCGCGAATTGCTTGGATTGAAGGAATAACTTCCATGCCTCTCAAGAAGTCCACCTCTGAGAAAGCCTTCAAGAGCAATGTCCGCGAGGAAGTGAAGGCAGGCAAGCCGATCAAGCAGGCTGTCGCCATTGCGTATGCTGAGAAGCGAGCTGCTGGAAAGAAGAAGGAAAAGTAATGCCGGGTGGTCGGCCTACCAAGTACAAACCCGAATATTGCACTCAGGCTCAGAAGCTTTGTGCATTGGGGGCTACTGACGCCCAACTCGCAGATTTCTTTCAGGTGTCTGTCTCTACAGTCGCGCTGTGGAAGGTGGAGCACCAAGAGTTTTCGGATGCCCTAAGGGTTTCCAAGGATGAGGCGGATGACAAGGTAGAGCGAAGCCTTTACCAGCGTGCTATGGGATACGAGCATGATGAAGTTGATATCAGAGTGCTCAACGGCGAGATTGTGCAGACACAGATTCGCAAGTTCTACCCTCCCGATACGACCGCTGGCATCTTCTGGCTCAAGAACCGTCGCCCTGAGCGTTGGCGTGAACTGAAAGCTCTTGAGCTTGGTAACAAGGATGGTGAGCCGTTCAAGGTTGGCATCATGAACGAAGACGGGGGCCTGCTCTAATGTGGCGGATGGTCGCTGGCGGTCCTGCATGGCTTCTTTTGGAGGCTCAAAGGCAATGGGAGCAGCAACAAAACACTACCGATAGTGTTGAGGCTCAGGAAAAGCGGGTTTTGACTGAACCTGCCACTACATCTAGTGTCATTCAGCCTAACGACCAAGCAACTTGAGGCCCAGCGCCTCATCAGCGGCAAGCAGACCCATACGCTGCTTGTGGGGGGCTCTCGCTCCGGGAAGACATTCTTAGCCGTCCGGGCTATCTGTGTCAGGGCCATCTCTGCCCCCGGAAGCCGTCACGCCATCCTCCGCTTTCGCTTCAATGCCGCCAAGCAGTCCATTGCCATGGACACGCTACCTAAGGTCATGAAGATCTGTTTCCCTGGTGTTATAGCCAAGTGGAACGATCAGATGGGGTACTTTGAGCTTCCGAACGGCTCGCAGATCTGGATCGGCGGCCTGGACGACAAAGAGCGGACTGAGAAGATCCTCGGTCTGGAGTTCTGTACCATCTACCTCAACGAATGCAGCCAGATTCCATGGGCATCGGTTGAGCTTGTTCGTACTCGCCTGGCTCAAGTTGTGAGCGTCAAGGTTGATGGACAAGAGGCTAGGCCAATTCGCCTTTTGATGCTGTATGACGCCAATCCGCCCAACAAGGGCCATTGGACGTACATATACTTCATCCAGAAGCGGGACCCGAACACCAAGCAGCTGCTACCCCATCCGGACGATCTGGAATGGATCAGGCTTAACCCTGACGACAACGCCGCCAATCTTCCTCCGGACTACATTGAGAAAACCCTAGGCGGCATGTCTGCCAAACAGCAGAAGCGGTTCCGCTACGGGGAGTTCGCTGATGCCAACCCTAATGCACTCTTCGCAGATGAAACAATCGACAAGTGGAGACATCTGGGCGATATTGGCCTTCCAGACATGGTACGAATCGTGGTTGCGGTTGACCCATCTGGTTCTGGAGATGCAGACAACGCAGACAATGACGCCATCGGTATTGTGGTCGCCGGACTCGGTACGGATGGAAACGGGTATGTCATTGAGGACTGCACCGTCAAGGCGGGGCCGGCGACATGGGGAAACATTGCCACTACGGCCTATGAGCGCCATGCAGCGGATATTGTCGTAGGAGAGGGTAATTACGGCGGGGCAATGGTTCAGCAGGTTATTCAAACCGCTAGGCCGCGCACCCCATACAAAATGGTTACCGCCAGCCGAGGGAAAGTGGTCCGTGCAGAACCTTTCTCTGCTCTATATGAATCGGGTAAGATTCGGCATATTGGCTATTTCCCCGAGCTTGAGGACGAATTGACCGCATTCAGCACCATTGGTTATACCGGTGCGCACTCGCCAAATCGGGCCGATGCGCTCATTTGGGCTTTGGCTGAGCTATTCCCTGCCATCGTCAATCCCCGCAAGAAGCCGCAACAAACCAAGGCTCCTGAGAATCTCGGAGCGGGAAGCTGGATGAGCTGATGAACGAAGACCAAGCAGTCAAAGACGCTAACGCCGAGGAAGATAAGGACATCATCCAGGCTGCGGTTAACTTCCTCCATCGCTCCCAAGAGGCATCTGCTGAGAATCGCCGGATGTACCTCAATGCCCGCAAGTTCCGAGCTGGGCAGCAATGGCCTCCTGAGATCCAGCAGTCTCGATTGCTTGAGCAGCGCCCGTGCCTGACGATCAACAAACTAGACGCCTACTGTCTACAGGTCTGCAACAACGAGCGCCAGCAACGTCCACGCATCAAGGTTGATCCCACGGGCAATGCGGCTACGAAGAAGAAGGCTGACGTTATCAAGGGCCTGATTCGCCACATCGAATCCACCCGCAACGGTGCTCAGGTCGCCTACACCACTGGCTTTGACTCGACTATCACTGGTGGTTGGGGATACTGGCGCATTCTGGCTGACTACCTTGATGACAACAGCTTTGACCAAGAGCTGTACCTTGCGCCGATTGAGAACACGCTCAGCTGCTATGACGATCCGAACGATACTTCGCTAGATGGGTCCGGTCAGGAAGAGTTTCTCATTGCCGACGATATCCCCAAGGCTGAGTTTGCCAAGCTCTATCCAGATGCCAACACAGGCCAGAACTTCACTGCTCAAGGAACTGGTGATGGCACTGCGGATTGGATCACCAAGGACAACATTCGGGTTGCTGAATACTTCCGCATCAAGCGTACAGAAGACACCCTCTATCAACTCTCCGATGGTTCAAGCGCATGGGGGGGTGAGATTGGCAAGGTAGAAGACTTGCAGTTCCTTGCAAAACGCAAGGTAATGCGCCGCAAAGTCCAATGGTTCAAGGTTACTGCCTCTGATGTGCTGGAGCGCCGAGATCTGAAGGGCAAGTACATCCCAATCGTCAAGATGACTGGTAAGGTTGAGATCATCGACGGCAAGCGCCTGCTCTCTGGGCTTGTCAAGAACGCCATGGACCCGCAGCGTGCGTTCAATTTCTGGCGCACGGCCATGACGGAGACGGTGGCCCTGGCACCAAAAGCCAAATGGCTCATTGCTGAAGGACAAGACGAGGGTCATGAAGGAGAATGGGCTCAAGCCAATACATCGGCAAAGGCTACTCTTCGATACAAGCCTACTGATGTGGCTGGGAATCCTGCTCCTCCTCCTCAACGCTTGCAGCCAGAGCCGCCTCCAGAAGGGGCAATGGTCATGGCGAACTCCGTTGGAGATGACCTGACCTCCGTGCTGGGCATTGTTGATCCCGCAATGCGGATTGGTGGGAATGTCTCAGGCAAGGCTCTGCAAAGCGAGCGCCTCCAGAGCGACAACAGCACGTTCCACTACTATGACAACGAGACTATCTCGATTGCTCAGACGGGACGGATTCTGCTGGACCTGATCCCCTACTACTATTCTGGTCCTCGCACTGTAAGGATCATTGGGGATGACGGGCAATCCACTCTTCAGGCCATCAACGACATTGATGAGCATGACATCACGGTTGGTGCTTACGATGTAGTGATGGACACGGGGCCTGGCTATAGCACCAAGCGCCAAGAAGCCGTCGATTCCATGATGCCTCTGATGCAGAGCAACGAAGATTTGTTCAAGGTCACAGGTGATCTGCTATTCCGCAACATGGACTTCCCTGGTGCAGAGGTGATTGCTGATCGTCTGGCTGCTGCGAATCCGCTGGCTCAGATTGACGATCAATCCGAGATCCCGCCTCAGGTGCAGATGCAACTCCAGCAGACTCAAGCCACCATCAAGCAGCTTCAAGAGGCGCTACAGAGTGCCGAGATGGAGAAGAAGTATCGTCTTGATGTTGAGAGCGTCAGACAGGATGGTGAGAACCGCCGTGCACTCATGGAGTCTCAGACCAAGATCCATAACAACGACAACGACAACGCGGCTTGGATGCATGACGTTGCCGTCAAGTCGCAGACTTCCCTAAGCGTGGCTGAAATCAATGCTGTTCGCGACCTGCTGAAGACTCGCACCACGAACCAGCACGAGGTTGAGCAAATGGAGCGTGCCTCCAATCGCGAAGATATGCAGCTCAAGCAAAAGCAAGACGCTGATCTGCAATGACCGTACCGGACGGATTCCGGGTAAATCCATGGAGAAACCATGTCTGCTGAAGTAGTCACAAGCGAGAACCTGGCTGAATTCAACGCCGCCCGCATTCCTGAGCTTCGATCCATGCCCTATGAAGAGGTGAAAGAAGAACCCAAAGAGGAAGTCAAGGCCCAAGAGGAAGAGCATGAAGAGGTTGAAACTGAGCAAGAAAAAGAGCCAGAGCCTAAAAAGAAGCGCAATGGCATCAATGACCGCTTCTCCGAACTCAGTGCCCGCGCTCGTGCAGCCCAAGAGGCCCGAGATGAAGCCGAGGCCCGTGCCCGCGCTGCTGAAGCCAAAGCTAAAGAGCTTGAGGAGCGACTGAACCCCAAGCCAAAGGCCGACCCAGATGCGGACAAGCCCAAGCGCGAGGAATACACCGATCCATTTGACTATGCCGAGGAGCTGGCGAAATGGAACGTCAAGAAAGAACTCCGAGAGCGTGACGCACGAGCAGCAAAAGAAAAGGCAGATGAAGAAGCCTTTAAAACTACCAAAGCATTTCAAGAACGCATCGCCAAGGCAAAAGAAGCTATTCCTGACTTCGATGAAGTACTTCAGTCAAGCGATCTAGCCGTATCTGACGATGTTCGTGACGCCATCATTGAGAGCGATTTCGGCCCGCAGATCCTTCACTACCTTGCCTCCAATCCGGAGCAGGCCGAGAAGATCAATGGCATGAACACCAAGCAGGCTCTTCGTGAAATTGGCCGCTTGGAGGTTCGTCTTGAGCCCAAGGAGATGGAAAAGGGCGAGAAAGAGGAAAAGCCCAAGATCAAGCGCGCCGATCTGCCTGAGCCGATTACTGCTGTGAAGGCAAAGAGTGGGAATATCGGCGACCTGGAGGACTTGGATTACGCTGAGTACAAGGCTCGTCGCCTAAAAGAGATGAACAAGAAGTGATGGAGTTGTGCATCCAATAAAACGGGTGCACAATACTCTTAGCTAGGGTAAGCGCGGGAGCACCTAGCCTCCCAATGAAGTGCGCGAAACGCCGACCAGAGCGAGATACTGGGCAGATTCGTCATACCTCCGCGTTAGCGAGGCGGGTAACACCTTCCTTACTGGCCAATTGGAGAAACCATGGCAAACAATCTGCTTACTATCAGCAAAATCACCAACGAAGCGTTGATGGTGCTGGAAAATTCTCTCGTTTTCGCCTCCCAAGTGAATCGGGAGTACGACGATCAATTCGCTGTTGCAGGCGCAAAGATCGGTGACACGGTAAACGTCCGCCGTCCGGCGCGCTTCATCGGTACGACTGGTCCCAACCTGTCGGTTGAAGACTTCTACGAATCGTCTGTCCCTGTCGTGCTGGGCGATACCACCAAGTACGGCGCTCAGTTCCACGTTGACACCCAGTTCAACACCAAGGACCTCGCACTGAGCATGGACATGTTCAGTGACCGCGTTCTGAAGCCCGCCATTGCCGCGATTGCCAACCGCATTGACCGTGATGGTCTAAATATGGCAAAGAACAGCACGGCAAACATCGTTGGTGTGGCTGGTACGCCTGCCACTGGCCTTCTGACTTACCTTACCGCTGGTGCCTATCTGGATGCAGAAGGTACCCCGCGTGATGGCAAGCGAGCTGTTGTGATCGAGCCGTTCACTGGCGCTGCAGTTGTGGATTCGCTGAAGGGTCTGTTTGTCCCGGATAGCCAGATCACCAATCAGTACCGCACTGGCATGATGGGTCGCGACTCGGCTGGCCTGGATTGGAAGATGGACCAGAACGTCGTTTCTCAGACGTTCGGCTCTTGGACCACGACTGCTGGCACGCTGACCGCGAACACATCCGTGAACGCTGGTTTTGTGACTTCGGGTTGGCAATCTACCTCCACCATTACCCTGACCAACTCTCAGGCTATCACCCTAAACCAAGGCGACCCGATCCAGATTGCTGGTCTGTTCGCTGTGAACCCGCAGAACCGCCAGGCTTACGGTGCAAACCGTCTGCGCTGGTTCAACGTGGTGAACACGGTTTCCGCTGGTGCTGGTACGTTCAACGTCACGGTGTCTCCGGCCATCATCACTGCTGGTCAGTTCCAGAACACGGTGATCGGCACTGCTTCTGCGACGGCGACGGTTACCCCGTTCAACATCGCAACGGGTACGGCGAACGCTGTGGTTTCCCCGCAGAACATCATGCTGCATAAGAACGCATTCACGCTTGCAACGGGTGATCTGCTGCTGCCTGAGGGTGTGCACTTCGCTGGCCGGGCTGCTGACAAGCAAACTGGCCTCAGCATCCGTGTTGTTCGTCAGTACACCATCAACAACGATGCCATCCCGACCCGTCTGGATGTGCTCTACGGCTGGGCGCCTTTGTATTCCGAATTGGCTTGCCGCGTTGCCGCCTAACGAAAGGACAAGGAGAACATCATGCCGAATCCCGGACCGTCTACTACCGTCACTGCGAATGCGCAGTCCGTCACCACCCAACAGTGCCTGCGTCTGATCGCATTCGCCAAGGGCCTTTCTGTTAATCAGGCTGGTGATGTGGCAATCCCCATCATTGGCCCGACGACCAGTTTTGTCCCGACCACGGTTGTGACCACCAATGCCAACGTCACCATGGCGACGGCAACGGTAGGCATCTATACCGCGCCTGCACAGGGTGGTACAGCCATCCTGACGACTGCGGCTCTGACCGGTCAAACGACCCAGGCTTTTGCCTATGTTCGTGCGGCCACTGCTGCTGCGGCAAACGTCACGACTGCTGGTTTCTACCTATATGTCAACGTTGGCGTCACTGTCGCTGGCGGTACGGTTGACCTGTACCTCTACGGCTACGACACCTCGGCTCTGACTTCGCCGTAAGGAGCTGAAATGCCGTCCACCACTATCGGCCGTGGGAACGTTCTGTACAACCTGCTGCTGGGCGTTTCTCTGACGCCCACAGCGTTGACGGCATCGACCACTACGGCGCAGACTTTCACGGTCCCAGGTCTTCAGGTCAATGATCTGATTTCCATCAATCTTGCGGCTGCCCAGACTGCTGGCGTTGGCATCGTCAACGCTTATGTCTCCGCACCGAACACCATGGTTGTGGTCTTCAGTAACTCTACCGCTGGCACTCCTACGCCAGCGGCAGGAACTTATCTTGTTACTGTTGACCGGGCCGAGAACTTCCCGCTTCCAAACAACGCCTACTGAGGAAAATCATGCTGCGTGCCGCTGGGCCTCTGGCACTTACATCGGCGGACGCAGTAACGATTGCTCCGCTGCTGGATGCTAATCAAGCATTCAGCCCCACGACAGGTCAGACCATCACTCTGACCAAGAACAATCTTGACGGCGCATGCGCAATTACCTCTGCTGGTACTTTGGCTTCGCTGACGATCACTCTTCCGGATGAGAGCGTAAGCCGAATCAATCAGAGTCGCGACATCTGGATCAGCCAGGCCATCACGACTCTGACCATCAATGGTGCGACAACCATCATTGGCAATGTCACGAATTCCCTAGCGAATGCGTGGATTACCTGCAAGAAGGTTGCCGCCAATACGTGGATTCTGAGGGTGTCATGAAAAACCTGCTCGCTCTCGCGCTCATTGCCGTTTCTACGGCTGCATGCGCTGGTCCAGACGACTTGCTTTTGAGCCAGCGAAACAGCACGGACACTGGGAACATTCAACGTATCCCGCCTCATCCAACGACCAATTGGGGCGCACTGTCTTATGACAATGTGAACCTCTCTCTGAGCTGGCTGACGTTTGGTTCTGGACTCACGATCAACAGCGGTATTCTTGATGTTGCTGCCCCTACATCTGGACAGATTACTTCCGCTCTCGGCTACACGCCCGTAGATCAGGCTGGCGCGCGTTCCGCAATCAGCCTCACCACCACAGGTTCTGGGGCCGCTACATACAACAGCGGTACTGGTGTCTTGAATGTTCCAACGCCTGCTACTGCATCACGGAGCTTTTCAACACCTTCCCGCACGCTGAATACCTGCTTCCAGATCAGCTCTACGCGCGATGCGCTGTTTTCATATGCCATCGATGTCACAACGACCGTGACTCTTGGTGGAACCCCTGAAGGAGCGGTTTTTGCACGCAGCTATACAAACAGCGGTTGCTCTACGGGTCAAGTAGACATCATCAGTGGATCTAACGGCCAGCCGACAACTCTTGCAGTTGTTGTTGGTCAATCTATCAAGGGTTCCATCAATCTGAGTGGCATGTCTCAGGCGGGTACTTGGCTGCGCCTCGAAACCTCTGCGGTTTCTGGCTCGCCAACATTTGCGATTCGCGCCGCTCAACAAGAAGTTCAGTTCTAAGGAGAAACCATGGGTTGGTCCGCTTTCCGCGCCGAGGGTAATACTCAGGCAGTTGCAGTCACTACGGTGGCAAGTACCGCAGTCCAGGCGCTATCCTTCAATGGTGAACCGATCTGCAACAACTTCATCCTGAGCAATGCGACGACTCAGCCTGTGTTTGTCGCAGTGGGTCCCACCAATAGCGTCACTGCTGTGATTCCAGTTCCTGGAACTCCGCAACGTGGCTACTGGCTTGGTCCGAATGCTGCCCAGTCGGTTACCGAGTCCCCGAACACTTGGTTCTCTGCGATTGCAGGAACTGGCACTTCGACGGTCTACATCACGCCCGGCGATGGCCTTTGATCCATGGCCTCTGTCCTTGAACTAATCAGCTCGTCCCTCCGAGCCATTGGGGCATTGGAGTCTGGTGAAGTTCCGGACTCTCCTACTGCCAATGATGCGCTGGTGACGTTGAACGACATGATTGCATCCTGGAACAATTCCCGGATGATGATCTACTACCAAACTGACATCGTTCACCAACTCACGAGCAACGTCTATCAGTACACGGTTGGCCCTGGTGGTGATGTTGGAGCTACGTTCACTGGTTCTATCTCTGGAACCACGTTGACTGTCACAGCCATCTCTTCTGGAGCTATTGCTCTTGGACAGACTCTAGGCGCTCCCGCTGCTCCAGGAACGACGATCACGGCATTCAATACTGGTGCTGGAGCTATTGCTGATGCAATTGGCACATATACCGTCAACATTCCTCAAACGGTCGCCATCCAATCGATGCGGGCTTTCTATCAGCGCCCTTTGCGCATCAATAGCGCATTCGTTCGCGTCTCTGGTATTGACTATCAAGTAGCCATTGCTTCCCAAGAGGACTACGCGCGGATCGGTTTGAAGAATCTCGGAGGCCCATGGCCGCGTTGTGTCTGGTATCAGCCTTCCATGCAGTTGGGGAACATTACTTATTGGCCCGTTCCAAGCGGTGGAGAGATGCACCTCTATGTGGATACGGTTCTGGCTGGATTCACGAACCTCTCCGATCAGATCAATCTCCCCCAGGGTTACAACCTAGCTCTCCGCTATGGTCTTGCTGAGCTTTTGATGCCTGAATATGGTTCTGCTCAAGGCGATCAAGTCCAGCAGATCATGAAGTATGCAGCTGAAGGTCGGGCCCTCATAAAGAGAACCAACATGCAGCCGCAGCAGACGGTGACGCTAGATTCGGCATTGATGAATGGACAAGTCCAGGATGCAGGCTGGATCTTGACAGCTGGATACGGTAGTATTCGGTAGCATTTGAAAGCCATAGAAAATGGATTTCGGATTCGTCGGACCGGCTTACGAAGCTCCATCCCTGACACAGGACACGCAGGAGCTTATCAATTGGTATTGTGAGATTGATCGTACCAAAGGTCCGCAAGATCGAGGTGTTATTGCGCTCTACCCAACGCCTGGTCTGACAGCCAAACTTCAACCACAAGTAGCAGAGGTCAGAGGGTTGTATACGCTGCCTGGAGGAGCTACGCTTCTAGCAATTGTTGGAGCGGGCTTCTACAGCATTGACTCAACATTCACCGCAACGCTGAGAGGTAATCTTCTCAGTTCTTCTGGTCCAGTAAACATCACAACCAACGGGATTGCTGCGTATTTCTGTGATGGCACGAACAGATATTCGTATACGTTTACTGGGAATGTCTTCTCTATTGTCCCTGTGACAGATGGCGCATTCAATGGTGGCGGTCGCAGTGACATCGTTGATAACTTCATCATCTATCCTCGTCCTGGTACTCAACAATGGGGCGCTACATCTGCACTATCTGTCAGTTCTCCCGCATTGAGCTTCTCTTCCAAGGATGGCGCACCAGAC